ATTAATCAATGAGCCCTTTGTTTATAAGGGATTAATCTTTTTTTCCTTTTTGTTTCATCATTTGAATTTCTGTTTCAATTTTTTTATTCTGAAGTTGTATCTGTGCTATTTTAGCGTCATTCAGCTCTACACTTGATTCATTTTCGTTCTTTTCCATCTGTAATTGAATCAAATCGTTTGTACCATCTTGGTCAACATCATTTGCTCTTTCTAATCTTTGAGCATTCAACTCTGCTGCTTTTAATGTTGTAGCATTTCTATCATCAGCTATTTGTTTCTGCATCTTCATATCTTCTTGTTTAGCCTGAATTTGCATTTGTTGTATTTGCATTTGTTGCTCTTGTTGAGCTTTTTGCATTTGCTCTTCTCTCTTATCTTTCTGCTCTTGTATTCTATTGATGATATTTTTTACTTCTGTAGCGTTTTCTGTAGTAAGAATTTCTGTAGCCACTCTTAAGTCTCCTCCACTATTTTGAATAATAGGTTGGATTAACGTTTTCAATTGACTAATAACCTCTGTATCTCTTAGTGTATTTGTGATAAATACTTTATAGTTATAATTAGCAAAATCAGCTGCTTCTGTATTTAAAGTAGCTACACTTAAGTCAGAAAGAATATAAGAGGCCTTTAAAGGATTTTCTTTATAAATTACTTTACATATTTCAATATAATTCTCAACTGTTCTTTCTTTTACATAATTATGCATATAGAACCACTTCTCCGTTTGATTTGAAGATTGTATAATACTTTGTTGATTATTACCTATAGACTCATATGGAGATTGTTGTCCTAGTCTACCAGGATTATAACTCATAGATTGAGCCATTTTTTTCTCAATATATTCTAATAACTGTATTTTTTGATTTATTTCTTGTGCATGAGAAAGGTTAATAGATTTCCAATAGTTAGGATCTACTCCCATGTTTCTTAAATCTCCTTCTTTAGAAGCACTAATTAAAGCCACTTTAAATTTCTTAATATAAGTCATCCACTGTGTAGGAGTCATTTCTTTTGGAATCTGCTCTTGTAATCCTAATAATACATTTCCTATATCTGTCTTCATCAACTCAATAATTTGATTGATAATTACATTGTATAAGAATTGCCAAGGTTTACCTAAATCGGCAATTGCTATAGGAGCAGAGTTTCTTGCAGAGTATACAGAACCTGTATATGGGCCTCTAATTTGAAAAGGATTGTCAATATCTCTATATTGATTAGGGATAGGTTCAATTTTCAAATAAACTTTAGGGTTTGTAAATATTTTATACCCATGCCAAAATTCAGGTATCCATAAAATCTCTTGCTTAACATCTGTCTCTTTATTGAAAACATATGTTTCGTCAGCAATAGTTTTTTCTAGGGTACCGTTTTCATTTAACCTAAAAATATATTTAATTTTTTTCAAAGATTTCCAAACAACGTGAGTTACTCTTAGTCTTCTAATTTTAAAGTTATCTGTGTAGTTATCTTCCCAAGGATCTATCCAACTAGGAGTAGCTTCAGAGTCTGTAGGATTCATTATAGCATTAGGAATAATTTCCCATACTTTAGAATCTGAAGGAGAGTTTAGTGTTGACTCATATTTGTCAAATACTTCTCTTTCTTCCTCTGTAATTATATTTCCAAATTTTTGATATATCTCATATATAGAAAGATATTCATCGTAAGTACACCAGTCTGCTTCATCTAAGAAATCTACATCTTTAGATTTTGCATAATTAAAATATAATGGGTTACAGGCTTTAATAGTTGGTCTACCATTAAGTTCTCCTGTCCAATATACTTCTTCTCCAGTAATAATTACATCTTTCCATCCTTTATCAAAAACTAATTTAATTCTATCTGTACGGATATGATATTGTAGAATCTCGTCAGTAAGCTTTTCTTCAGGTAATCTAAACCCTTTAGCCATATAGGTCTCTACCTCAACTGGAGTCATTTTATTTATAGTCTCCTCTAACTGAGCATCTAGGTTTGCAGAGATCTCTTCAATTTTTTGCAAATACTGAGGATCCATTGACGGATCCATTTGTGCTTTTATTTCTTCCAATCTTTTTTGATTGGCAGCTTTTGCTTTTAAAAGTAAATCTTGTTTTACAATCTTTGAAGTGTTTTCTACTAAAAGCTCTTTACGAGTTTTTTGTCTAACAGACTCACTTGTAGAGTTTGTACTAACCACTCTAAGGTTAAAGGGTCTTTTAATTTCCTCTCCTTCTAGATCATGCAATACATTTTGTAATATAGGAAAATGTATAAAATCACTTTTATTTATTTCTATTTCTGGAATATCCATCCCTAATTCATTCTCAAGTATATTCCCTGTATTTATATAACTAGTAAAATCCATTCTACCATTATACAATTCGTAGTTGATTTTAAACTTTTCTTTTTTCTCGTTATAATAATTATATTGATTGCATAGGTAATCCATTCTCTGCCTTGCCCAAGCATAGTTGTCGGCTATTTTTTTCTTATAACTTAACCTGTCGCTTCCAGGTAAATTTAAGAATTGTGCAGTTAAACTACTGTTTATTACCATTATTAGTGTATTTAAAAAAACAAAATTAATTAAAAATTATTTTTTTATAAAATTTATTTTAATATTTTAATAAGTTGGTGTTTTTTAATTGGTTATTATATAAATCTTTGTAGAAATCATTTGAAGTTTTTTTTACTATTTCCTCAGATTCTCTAACAACCATTTCTTTATCTTGCTCTATCCATAACATTAACAATAAAAATGCTGACACTCGGTCAAAGTTACCTTTATCATTATACTGTATAAGTTCTTCTAGCAATAAGTCGTCTTTAATTGTATTTAAGTTTCTCACTGCTATTTCTCTCTTAGTTCCGTCTTCTAACTCTTCTACATACTTTTTCTTCTCTTCTAACAACCATTGTTGTGCTAATCTTAAAGCATATTGCTTTAAAGGATTTGTCATAGGAATACCTACATCATATTTTAACGTAGGATCTTTTATAGCTTTCTCTATAATTTGTTTAGGAGTAGAAGCTAGTATATGATAGTTTCCTGTTCTCATACAATAGTTTTTAAAGTCAATAATGTTATTCTCAAACATTACTTGAGCATTAAAATATTTAGCAGCTAATACACAATTTAAGTGTATTTCATCAGGCATATCATACCTTCCCACCCACCATGCAACAATCTCATTTCCGTTACTATCTAATGTATTATTAGACTTGTAAACATATATTGCAGCTAAAGAGGTTCCTCCTCCTTCGTCTCTAATAGGGTCATATACAATCTTAAATAAATTAGGAGGTATAATTCCCGCTGGTGGGTGCTCATAAAATTCCCAAGAACTCTTTAAATCTGCTTTAGAATCGTGAGGAAATCTATCTATAGGTCTTAAATCAAAGTTAGGTTTAAACTTAACTCCTGTAATAAAATCAGGGTCTTCTACAAGGTGTCCTAGTGTTCTTAAATGTTTTTTAAATTGGTATCTATCATTAGTAGCTTGTTGTTCTCTAAGCATAACAATAGGAAACTTATTTCCTGTTTTAGACAAGAACATTTCAGAAGGCTTAATAGGCCTAGACATGATATACTCATCATAAGCAGAAGTATTATTAGCTTGTTTCTTTTCTTCACGTCTCTCCATCTCATATTTAAGAGCGGTGTCTACATCTGTATTACCGTTTTCATCTTTATAAGCTAAGTTTGTGTAAATAGCTGGAAGAAAGAATCCAATAACTCCCCTACCTTCGTATACATCTTTAAATCCTAAGAAATCATACGCTTCAGGATCTCTGAATATAATCTCAGACTCAATAACTTTTTCCATATCTCCACCTGTTCCCAAGTAGAATGATGACCCAAACTTACCTGCTCCCATATCTTGGGTAGATTCATTAGCACCATGCACTGTTAAGATTTTATCTTCCAATCCCACCTCTTCTACTACTAGAACATTATAACGACCCCCTACAGCTGCTTGTTTATTATCTTTATACGTTTCATGAATAAGTAGGGATCCTGTACCTTCTTTTACCATAGAGTTACCTATCTTTTTCTCGTACTCAAACCTAAAAGGATTCTTTGAGTTACCTACTTTCAAGGTACCTGAGAATGTTCTGCTAAAAGGAGATGGGAAATATTCTCTATCAAAGTACTCTCCAGGAAGATTCTTTAAAGAGTTTGAGAATTTATCTAAAAGCTGGGCAGATTTACCTGAGCTGGCTGATCCACAAAATATTTCCACTTTATTATTACCAGATAGGTAATTCTCCACTGTCTTAGATCCGTCTGATAACCACTCATGTTCCATTAATGCAGAAGCCATAAATGATTTTCCTCCAGATCTTGACCCTAATAGAAACAAATTCAAAGAGTTATTATCATATAAAGGATTACCCAAAGATTTATCATGTGTGCTGTTAAGGTATTCTAAAGGATCTATATACTTTTTTAAGGTACCGTCAGCTTTATAACAGTTATCTGTAATAGTATTTAAAAACTTCAGAGGAATATCAGGAAGATTTTCATTCATTAACCTATCTTCCTTTAACTTTACAGCCCAATTACAAGTGTATTCTTCGTCTCCCTCAAAGCCACTAAATCCTCTACAAATAAACCAACAATTTAATATTGTCCAGTTTATATCAAGTAAATTAGGCCTAGTCTTAATACGTTGCTTACCGTCTTGTATTGTAATTGTATGGTAGTTGGTAAAGTAATTTAATTGAGGATTCATATATCTCCAACGAAGACCTTCAGGAGTTTGTTCTTCTCTCCAAACCCCTAAAATAAACTCCTCCAGTTCTTTAGTCCAATATTCAGCGTAAGCTGTACTATGTGGATGTAATACAGGGTGGTTTTTAATAAAAGGAGTGTTGTCGTATATTTTAGGAAAAATATAAGAAGTATCTATAATCATTTATCTCTAGGTTCTGTAGGTTTTACATCCTTATTAAAACTTTTTATAACAATTCTGTCAGAAACAATTTTTTTAATAATCTTTTCCATTTCTTTTTTTATATTAACCTCTTCCACTTCATACTTGTCAATATTCTGTGAGATTTTGCGTAAAATTTTTTTCAAGTCAAAGTTAGGATCTTCACATCCTTCAATCTCTATTTTATTATTAGAGAGGTCTATAAAAATAATCATATTCTTTATTTATTCATTGTCTATCAAAACTTCTTCTTCGTTTTTTTCTTGGTTTTCAGATCTTTGTTTTAGTTCTTCTAGAGCTGTTTGCATTTGTGCAAATCTTTCTTTAGAATAAGTCCC